CTCCTTTGTATCCGGTTGCCGACGATGCTCCTTTGTATCCGGTTGCCGACGATGCTCCGTGCTTTTCATCGCTTTCAGCGTCCTTGTTTACACGTTTTACCGTATATTCGATTGCAGCTTTAACCAATCCTGCAATACTGATTTCTGCTCCAATTTTAATTTTTGTAGATGCTACCTTAGTATCATCATTATGTTTCTGGATTTCTCCGCTCTGCTCTACCTCGTGATATACACTTTCAGACGGAGAATAATACTTCAAGCAATCCAGCGGATACTCGCAAGCGTGAAATCCATGATTGCAAACTTCTACGCTTTCTTCCTCGTATTGCTTTCCCTCTTCGTACTGAAAGCCACGACAAGTCATATCTTTATTAAATCCTTTGTAGGATTTCACAGCATTTCCCATCTATATTACCTCTCTTCCTGCCAACTTCTTTTCCTTTTCAAATTCTTCTTTGCTGCAAATCAATAATCCGCCAATATAACCATCTGGGTTTGTAATCAATGCTGTAACAATTTCATTTGGAATAGCGATTGTCACACTCCCACATCCATCCCTGCCGCTATGAGCAGATTTAATATTTGACAAGGGAGAAACCTTTAAGTCTTTGTTATTTTTCTGCGACATCCGTTCCATTACCCCTAATGTTCCGATGTTCATTTATGTATACCTCTCTTTCCTTTATTTTTCATATCTTTCTCACAATACGGAAGAGAACAGTGCCCGTATTCCGCAAAATCAAAGAATCCTCTCTTACTTGCACTCTTCCAACGCTTGCATGACATACAACGTGCATCCGGCTGTGTGACGTTGTTGCTTGTCCCTACTCTCGACATTCTGATACCTCACTTTTTAAAACAATTTATTTATCAATTCCATTGCATACATTGTGTCAACCTTGGAATCGCCGGTCTCTTCCATGTGATTCTGCAATGCTTCAACCATTATCTGAAAGTAAGTTGTATCTACACCAGTCAACTGTTCTTCCAAGACTTTTACATCTTTCAAATCCAGTTCATTCAACTGCATACACATTTTTACATACTGACCAGCGTTGATATGATAGCCGCGCTCAATGTACTTCCTTGTGCGAATAATAGAGCAAAGCGGATATTTAGAGCCTACATAATACAATTCCTTGTTAATGATGCACTCCAACGCCTTAGTTGGAAGAAATACCTCGTTATCCCACGAACTCCATGCACAGGTGCAATGAACGAAATCATAATTCTTATGAATTTCCTCTACTTCCCCATAGAACCTTGTAACAATCTGAATCTTGTTTGAAAGGCTTATTGCGTTGCTCGTAATAAAGCACGGTCTGTATTTTTCCTTGGAATCCGAATCTGTCTCTTCCTGTTCGTGTTCCATTCCAACCGCTTCGTCTTCCTCGGCTGTGGAATCAAAATTGTAAGAAACGGAATTCCCTTTCACTTCATCCTCATCTGCAATTCCTTTGGAACGGACAAAACATTTTACCGAACCATTATCACTACCAGTCGCTTTTGCCAATTCTTCTCCCCACATAAGAGTGACTGGTTTATCTTTGTGCATATCGTTCCACTTATCAACATAGTATTTCGCAACTGCAATACACGCATCTTTTGTTCTGAAATATACATCGTAGTCATGCACCGTCTCCCCTGTTAAAAGAGAAACCAAGGCGCCACCTGTAATAATGGTATTTTCTTTCACCACAGCCTTTACGTTCTCATCCTCAATGCTCTCCATCCAGTCACGAAGTTTGTTACCTAAATGCCGCTTGATGTTCTTACTGTTCATCCTACACACCCTCCACTTTCAACTGCTTGTCCTCGGAAACGCTCAAAAGGATTAACTGCGCATCCATATCCGGCACATTGAAATCATTTAAGCTCTCTGCGTTATCCACAAAAATCGGTACGCTTACACCGTATAACTCGCTAAGAGACTGAATAATATCAAGTCCGGCTACAATTCTGTGACCGCTATTCAAAGTCGAATACGGCACTCCGTTTACGGTGCACTCGCAGCAATCTTTCATGCCTCCATTTAACTGCATTTCAAAGAGTTTGAAATTAACTGTCTTGAAATGGCTGTTGATGGATTCGGAAACCTTATCCAGTTTGAAACGAATAAACTCTTCCAACAGGTAAAGAATCTGTTCCTGATCGGCAACTTTCTGCCCGATTTCTTTCTGTTCGTCTCTAAGTGTTTCGATACGGTCATCAATCGCCGCATTGTTAGCCGCCTGCGCAATAACCTTGTTCACCTCTTCAAGCTGACTCTGCAGATTGGTTTTCTCGGCTTTCAAATCAGTAACAACCTTGTCTGCGCCCTCGGATTCAAGCTTTGCAATATCAGCAAGAATCTTGTCATGCTCTGTTTTCAGCTTTACATACTCTTCATTCTGCGAATAGTCAGCTTCTTCTGGGATCTCGGATAACAGTTTGCAAAGTTCCTCTTTATTCGTAAAAGTCCCCTGCTCCTGTTTCTTTAAGGAATCTATTTCCATTTGCAGATCAGCATTTTTCTTTGTAAGTTCCTCGATAAGATTTTTCTTCGCAAACCCATCTGCCTTGATTTCTTCCAAGTTGGATTCTTTCTGGATAATAAATTCACTTTTTGAATCATTTAGTTTCCGCTTTGCATCTGCCTTGGCTTTTGTCTTTCTTTCTTCAAAATCAGTCTTCAACTGCTCGATCTTATCAGCTGGCAACTTCTGACCACATAAGGAACAAACCGTTGTAGATTCATCGAATATCCACTTGGATTCATCAAAGAGATACGGAGTTTCATCAAATGCCTTTGCTTTTTCTGCATTGTACTCCTCTCCAAGTCTCTTACGTTCTGTATCTGCATCTGCAATAGCCTTTGCGTTGTCAGAAATCTGTTTTTCTTTTAAAGAAATCGTAGATGCAAAGTAATCTAATTCGTTTTTGCACCCACACAAATCAGCTTCAATTTCACTTCTCTTATTTTTCATATCACGGTTCATGGTCTGCATAATACCGGACATATCAAACTGCAACTGCATTTCCTCACGTTTCAGTTCTTCCGTGGCATTTCCTGCGTTCTTAATCTTTCCTTCAATCTCTTTAATTTTCCGTTCTAAATCAACCTTTGCAAGTTCCTGCTCCGCCACATCCACGTCAACCTTGGATTTCATGGCTTCGTCAATTCGTACTGGAATCTCTGCCTGCTTCTTCTTCCACTCGTTCAATGCTTTGGAGAATTTTGCTCTAATATCATCCGTAGACGGTGCTTTTTCCAATTCTGAAAGCAATGGTGCATACTTTGCGTCCGTCTGTGCCAGCTCTACATCTGAAACCTCTGAAACAAGTTTCATCAGAATATCTCTCTGGTCTTTCCATTTCAAAGAAGAAAAATACTGCGGATTAGTCAGCATTTTGAACATTTCCTCGCTCTGTGCCAATTCCGAAACATAAGCCTTGAAATCCGCTTCACTTTTTGGATAGCCGTCAATCTCGTATGAATTTGGATTTCCCTGCAATGACACTGTATTTGTGCCACGCTTCTTGACCCAATTCTGCTTCTGAACCTTGGAAAGCTCTACTTCCTTGCCATCAACGTCCATAATTGCTACAACCTTGATTTCCACGTTATCAATACGTGTTCCTTCCTTATTTAAAGGGCGAACATTAAACTTTTCATCTCCGGCACTGTTTTTGTTAAACAAAAGCCATGTAAACGCATCAAAGATGGTTGTCTTGCCGGCAGCATTCTGCCCGCTGATTTTCGTATTCTCCGAAAAATTCACGTCAAGCTCTTTAATCCCTTTGAAATTCTCAATGTGAATGCTTTTAATTGTTACCTTCATCTTCTCCCTCCACTTCAACAAACCGGCTGATAGATGCTTCATAAGCAATTCTTTCTTCAAATTTTGAATCAGAAATAGCTTTTTTGTACTTCCGGCTCTGCAATCTTCCATATATAGCCAGCTCTTTTCCTACTTCAAACTCTCCCGCATATCTTGCGTTTCTTCCCCAGCAAATGCACGGAATGTAATCTGTTTTTCCGTAATAACGGTTTACTGCAAGTAAAATGTCTGCAATTTCTCTTCCAAGCGGTGTCTTCCGGTAGATTGGATTCTTGCAGATAAATCCATGCAAATATAAGTCATTTCCCGCTGTTCCATCTTCAACAAGTTCAATCTCCTGTGCAAATACTGTGATAATCAGTCTATTTTTTCCACCATCATGCCGGTTAAATGTTCTAACGTTTCCGCGAATAGAAACCATTTCTCCTGTCAAATTACTGGTTACATCAATCAGTCTTTCGGAAACAGTAACCGGGAGAATATCATTGAATCCGCTGTATCTTTCTGCCGAGACATTGAAGTTGTAAAACTTTTCTCCGTAAACCTCATGGCTGTATGAAAAATTACTTGAAATTTTTCCGCAAATTGAAATAATGTTGTTAATGTCTCTTTTATCTTCCATCTTCGTTCTCCTTATTTCTGAAATTTTTCTTTAATGTTTCAAAATGATTCTCATTCTCCATATATCCAAGAACAGTTTCAATTAATCCTGCATCAAAACAACGTGCTTTTTCCCCATGAATCGCAATACAATTTTCATGCTCTGCCGTTATAACTCCATACGCAATATTAATTCTTGCCCGGTACTCGACAAGCTTTGCGTAGTCCTCAAGCGGTATCGTAATCATCGTTGACATCCTTAGTCCTCCTCTTCCGCTGTAAAACATACAACTGCTCCATCGTTAATTACTGTAGCCTGTCCTTTTTTCTCGTGCATATCAATGCAATCCTGCACGGTAATTACGTCCATGTTCATGCCTGTACTCCTTTCTGTTCTCCAATAAACCGATTGACAAAATATATCTGCCCTTTCCCGGTTACTTTGGTTGTCCTCGTAATTCTTACAGAACCATCCGGGTTCTGCACGTTGCTTTCCTTTACCTCGAATAATCCCTGTTCAACATATCTCTGCTGTGGCATGTTTTTCGATGAACCACATTTAATAAGGAAGTTATTCTCTCGCAACCAATCAAACAACCGCTTCTGTCCTATCTGATAGCCATTCTGGCAAATCAGCTTTGCCAAGTCTCCAATAAGAATTGATGTGTGACTTGTTGCCACTGCATCGGCAAAGATTTCTTTCGGTTTCATCCTCTGATTTTCAGCAATCAGACTGGTGTTGATTTCCTTAAGGCTGTTGATTTTCTCGTCAGCCATCTTTAACGCTCTGGCAAATACCTGCTCCGGTGTGTTCCACGCCTTTTCCAAGTCGATGAGGTACTGGCGAATTTCTTTTCCTTTTTCCGTTCTCTGCAACATACAAATCTGTTTTGCCATATCAACAGAAATATCAATATCGTCTACCTCTCGCTGAACCTCTCTGGTTCCCTCGATTTGAACCCGTACTTTTTTGTTCGGGGTTGAAAAATCTATGCCCTGTACGAATCCATACCCAGAATATCTTTCAAACCATTTACTAAAACGTTCTGTACCTTTAACTCCGTCTTCTTTCGATAATAAATCGTATAAATCTCTTGCCGATACTGTCTGTGTATCAAAATTGACTTTCACTAACTCGTCCATTCCATCCAACTCCTTTCCGTGTTATAATTCCCTTATCATTAAATAAGGGAGGTGCTAAAATGATTGAAAAGACAATTCATGACTTAGCTGTCGCATATGCCAGTTCAAAACTTTCAGAATATCAAATTGACAAACGTGAAGCTCCGCTTTGTGGAAATACCGAAATGTCATCCGAAGAAGTTCTGTATTTAAAAGCGGCATACGATTTTGCTGTCAAAAATCTTTCGGAGTAGGTTCGTACCTTTCTCCAACCATTGCATGAGAAACAGCTTCTTTTATCACTTCATGCTGTTTCTCCTCTGAAACGGACTGCTCAATGCGTTTTAGTGTACCGTCAATACTCTTTAACGTGTTGAGCATTTCTTTTAAAATTCTCACTGCATTTCTCCTTTCTCATTATTTTTAGGGCAAGCCTGTTCGTTAGCTAAAATCATTCCCTCTGCGACTCCGAGAACGTAGTTCTGTTTCTCTTTATCAAGTTTTGGAATTACTTTTGAAATCCTAACAATTAGGTCTTTTTCCTTTTCGCTCATTTGGTTCACTTCCTTTCTTGTTGACTTTGTAAGCATACAATATCATACAATGTAATCAATGTCAATACCTTTTTGTTGACATTGTTAGCAATTAGTGATATATTATTTTTTGCAGGAAGGAGGTGCTTGATAAAATGAAAGAACGTATAAAATTTTTACGTGAAAAACTAGGGAAAAGCCAAGAAGAATTTGGCAAGGAACTTGGATTATCAAGAAATTACATTTCTTTAGTAGAAAATGGTCAAAGAAATTTATCAGACCAGTCCTTAAAGGTTCTTTGCTCTTTGTATTCGGTAAATGAAGAATGGGTTCGGACCGGAAAAGGAAATATGGAAAAATCCAGAACAAAAAATCAAGAAGTTTTTGATTTTGCAAATAAAGTGATGGATTTGCCAGACAAAAAATTTAAGAAACGCTTTATAGAAGCATTGGCAAAGCTCGATGAAAGAGATTGGGAATGCCTAGAAAAAATTGTATTAGAAATAACAAAAGAGGGCTAATCGCCCTCTTTTGTTATATTTATTACTGCCTTTAGTATTTGACTTAAAATCCAAGTATCGTCAATTTCAGATATTTTTTTTATTAGCTCTTTTTTGTAGTTCTCATTTACTTCGTTTTCCCCCATATTGATTTCCTCCAATCATTCCGCACTTCCGATAGCGATACACAAATTATAGAACTTATGTTCGATAGCATCAACCCCATTTGACAAATTACCAGAATTTTCCAGCATATATTGAGCTTGTGGGGATGAGAAATCGCCATAACTCATCCCCACAACCAGAACTTGAAGTGTCCTTATCGGACAATTTTATTTTACAAATTTTGCCACCATTATTCAAACCATTTCGGTCGCAAGTTTCGACAGCTTTGTTACAATATGTCGGTTTTTGAAAATTTATGGCGCTTGCGTTAGAAACTGTTTTCAAAACCAGTGATTTATAAATATATTTTTTTTACACATAAAACGTTCATACCGGCAGTTCCTTTTTGGGCAGTTGCCGTATTAATATTCCTAAGACGCATAACTCCCGTAGTAGCGCTTGTATATCTTGATAGAACATATGGATTTCCGGAAGAAACAAAGTTAATTGCTATTGGGGTGTAACCGTCTGGAATAGTTCGCTTTGTCTGAATCACAACCTCACCGCCGGCCGGAACCTCGTACTGGTCACTGATACCCTCTACAACAACAAAAGCCTTCGCCAAACCGTTATTAATCGTCTCGATTTTACTGTTTTGGTTCTCCATCATTAAATCAATGCTTTCGGTTGAATACGTGCCGATATTTTCTGGAGTAAGATTGACATTCCCCCGGCGGTATATCGGTTCATTCGCTCCTTTAACCCCGGTCACCGGAGTACCGGCAAGCACGTCCCACTTTTCATCTGACGTCTTGTAGATATTCGCTCCAGCAGGAACAACGTTTCCGGCGCCCTCTTTAAAATCATCCGTAGTAGTAAACTGATTAGATACGTTATACATATCCCCAGCGGCAGCCGTTTCAACAGATGGAAGAGCATCGAATGTCACCGTTCCCATCGGTCGCAGCGCCCCGGAAAAAGATTCTGAAATACTCTTTGCCTGGTTATAATAATACTGCGCATTGTCTGTATCTTCCCCATCTCGGCTTCCAGTACCGCCCACCGCATAACTTTGCGCCTTAGTTGCGCTTGCTGCCGCCGCTTCTGCTTTTCCAATAATCTCGGCTGTTTTCTGTGTAGCAATTTCGGCTTTCTCACTAGCTGTAATTGCTGATTCACTGGCGGACGCTGCCTTTTCTGTCGCGGTCTGTGCTGATTCAATAGCTGTATCCCTGCTGGATTTTGCGACATTTTCAGATGCCTTTGCATTGGCTTCCGATTCTGCGGCTGCCGCCGCGCTTGCCTGTGCATTGCTCTCGGATGCTCCCGCCGCTGTTGCACTAGCCTGTGCCGCTGTTGCCGCGCTTCTTGCATTATCTTCGGATGTTGCCGCATTACTTGCGCTTGTCTGCGCCTTTGCAACCTCTACTTTGACTTTTGCCAGATAGTTTGGTTCCAGATGTTCTTCTTTGATGCTTCCTTCTTTTACGATGGCTGACACTTTACCATCTGTTCCGATGATAAATGCCACTGTATCAGTGTCTAAAAATTCATACTGGGTAATCAGCGCCGATAAATTTATGTACTGCTTCGTGCCATCAATCAGCGTTAGTATAATCTGCTGTGTAGTCGGGTTATAGGTAAAGTTGACGGCAATTTTCTCCATCTGTGTGTCGATGGTAACTCTGGAACCATTTTTCTTCGTAATGGTAATAATTCCAGTCGATTCCTCAAATGTCACATCTGCCACAAGTGTAGCAACCTCTGTTTTTGTTGCCTTGGTTGTATCAAGAGTAATCACTCTATTGTCAATGGTATCTGTGGCACTATCCAGTTTATTAAGATTTGATTCATTCAAAGGTGTTGCATCACTTGGGTAATTTTCCCAATTGATACGGTTGTATGCTTTATTCATCTTCCTTCTCCTTTCCAGACTGCTTCTTTTTATTTCTTGGTGCTCGCTCTTTCTCCGCGTTTTTTCGTTCAGAAACTTGTGCATTTATGCAGGCATCAGATTCCCTGTTCACCTGTTCCATAATTTCAGCCAAGCAAAGTCGCTTTACTTCCATTGGTAAAATGCTTGCATTTATATAATTAATAATTGCCTGCGAAAATTCTCTAATTTCTAAATCCATGCTTGTGCCTCCTAGCTATACGTGTCCTAAAACGTAGTATGTTTTTGAATCAATCGTAATTTCTAATGGTGCAAAAATCTGTTTTCCAACATAGTAGCCAGATGCCGTTACCGTCATTTTTGCAACCTCAAGCTCTTTTGTTTTAAAAGATGATACATCTATTCGGTCTGCGGACATCTGCCCCGTTGTAATTTTTGCTGCGCTAAATCCACCAGTTACGTTTGCACTGCTTACCGTAATCCCCAGCGCAGAAATATAATCCGCTGTAAAATTTTCTGTTTTTACGTATTTTGCCGTAAATTCATTTGCTGACGCAATTCCACTTACATCCAGCCTGTCCGTGCTGATTTTTCCAGATGTAATCTTGTCTGCATTAATGCTTTCAATGTTGGCATTCTTTATCTTTAAAACTCCATCACTTATCTTGCAACCACCGATTTCACCGCTTGTTGCTGTAATTTTTCCTGTAAGGTCACAACTTTCCGCTTTTATTTTCCCATCTGCGGAAATCGAACAGTTTGTTGCTGACAGCACAAATCTATTTCCAGAAATCGTTACTTTTCCACTTTCTACGCTAAGCTGAGAGCTAACATTTCCTTTGCTAACTTTAAGTTCTATTTTTTCTGCATTTTGTGTTATCGAAGATTCTAAAACCGTAGTTATCTTTTTTAGCTTTTTAACATTTTTCCAAGTGGTTCCATCCGACAAAAATAAATATCCATTTGATACGTTCAAATAATATTTGCCATTGTATTTTTCCGCTGGATACGTCGTCTTATTTGCGGTTGAATCTGGATTACCATAATCACGATAATCAATCGTATATCCCGTTTCATCCCATACATACTGTGATTTTGCTACAGTCTGTTTTATCTGTGTTGCCGTCTGGGTTATCTTAGATGACAACGTTCCCTCTGCATCAGTTGCCCGCGTCACTTCGGCTGTTATACTTTCCGCAGTCTGCGTTATTCGTGAAGAAAGTCCATCCGTAGTATTCTTTACTTCCGATCGGATTTCCGATGCTGTCTGCGTTATCTGCGATTGCAAGCCTTTTTCAACATCTGTAATGGTAGACTTCGTTTCCTCAATGCTACGTTCCAGTACGTTGCTTTTCCCTTTAAGCTGTATAATGCTTCTCTGTACGCTGTTTACATTTCCGGTGCGGTATTCTTCCCCATCCGCTTCTATGCTGTCTCTTAACGCCTGTATTCCTTTGATGGTTCTCTTTAGAATATAGCTTTCAATCAGTTCAAATTTAGTGCTTATACGGACTGCATCGCCGACTTCTAAACACGGATTTCCTTTACAATCTGCGGAAAACGGGCGATAAACAATTCCTTTGATTTTTGAGAGTACCTTTTTTGCAATCCCGGTAAGCTCTTCCGTTCCCTTCCCGTAGGCAAGGAAGTTGTCCTCAATTATATAGGCATTGTTTCCACTTCCCGCCGTGGCTCCTATATCGTTTTCCTTCTCTCTTATTTGCACTTTGTTTATGGTTTTAACTGTGAAATCCTCATACTGCGCAGATATATAAAAACCTTTACCAATTTTTACACCCTTTGGTTCCATCGGGTACAAATCATCTGCCGGGTAAAGGTCATTTCTAGGATAAAGTCCCTGTATGTTCTGCTCTAAGTAAACATAATGGAATTTCCCATCACGCCCCATATGACCCATACAGCCATTTATTTCAAGGATGCAGGATAACACTTCTTTCCCACTGATTGCTTCCCCGATAGTACCCCCATCGTCACTGCTCTCCGTGACTTCTATCGTCTTTTCGACCGTCATATCATCATTGACAAGTGATGCGTCCGCCTGCATGATTCCAAAATGCTTGAAAAAGCTGTCGCGAAACTGCTTCATTGTAACGGAATCATAAACTACAGTGGTTTTAATCGTTCCATCTTCCTGCGTTTCCTGTTTCTTAATAGCCGGAAATACAGAATTATACCAACTCGTTACATCTGCGGTAATAACGTCGTATAGCGCATCATAAGCAACTACATCTCGGCACGTCCGGTCTGCTGTAGGCGTGTCAGAATAGACCTTGTACCGTCCAAATTGAAACGGAGCATCTGTGTGACCATCGAGTGATATTTTCGCTGTCAGCCATTTCCCCTTCATTGGAAGAAATGTGTTTGAAACAGTAAAACTAATCATTCCGGCTTCACATGCACCGAATGTTAATTCACTGTCAGAGCAAAGGCTTTCTGATAATTCAAATTTTTCTTGGTGCAGTTCGGTGTTTGTGATATTGATTTTCCCATCATCAGATACGATTCTTAACTGTTTGTCTACGCTGTCCTTTAAAAATAGGCTTGAATATTGGTAATCAACCATCGTATACACCCCCTATAAATGCCAGTCTTACAGAGTTGTAATGGATTTGACCTCCATAAGTCCCGTATATTGTAGGTTGAAAATCTGCCATGTAACCATACTGTGTTACATAATCGTCATATTCCGGTATGTATGCCGTGATATAGCAGGCTCTTCCTGTTGCATTAGTAAACTGCTGACGGATTTTACTTATAATGGCATTAAATTCCGTGTTTGTAAGCATAGCCGGTGTTTCAAACTCAACTTTTAACGCCTTTAATTCCACGGCATTTCTATGTAGATAACCGTTGGCATCCGGATAATCATCTAAGTCCTGCATATTCACATATGAGCTATATGTCTCCGGTTTCATAAAAGACATCGGCACTATGTAATTTCCAATCTTTAACAGCCATCCGCTGTACGCCATGCGACCACCTCCAATCAAGTTGTCTTTTCAGATTTACAAATACGAACACCGTTATCATCACTTAAAAATAAGATTTCCGTTTTTCCGTCCGGCAGAATATCTGCCACAACGCAATTATTCGGATTTCCTATTGGTGTGCGACTTTCCGGGCACTTACCCCAGTCTATTGGTTTATATTTTTTCATGGCTATTCTCCTGAAAATAGGTATAAAAATAGCACCTACCACCAATTTGATAGATGCCACTTCTTTTTCTTGATCTATTTTGTAATTACTTCGATATTGGGCGATTTAATCACAATTTTCTCCGGTGTGTGAATTACTTCCGTGTTCCCATATGTAATCCTGATTTCTAATTTGTTCATAAAATCCCTCCTAAATTTCATACTCCGGGTATGCTGCTTCCCAAACATCCCTATGATAGGTATTTACCTCTCCATAATTTGCATCAAAAATCTTTTTCACGCCATATCCAAGTTCAATGCTCTTTTCTTTGAGTTTTCGCCAATTAAATGTTTTCCAGTCCACACCGTTCATTGCTGCAACACGCTTAATAGAATACCAGTCTTTGCTATAATCAAGTTCCTGCTGTAGTCTTTCATTCTCCTGTTCTGCAATCTGCCTGCGCTCTACCTCGTCTGCATATGCTCGAAGTGCCGATGGAAAATCTTTCGGGACCTGTCCCCTCTCCATCTCGTTAAAACGCTTTACATATTTTGCTGTGAATAGGATACCTTTTTCTCCTGTAAACTTATTAGCAAGAAAATCACAACCAATCTTGGTAACTTCATAACACGGCATCTTCTTGTTTTGCCCTGTCAAATACGTTGATTTGATGAAATAATCGGTAACGGGAATTTTCCCTTTACCTAATGTTGGTATAATTCCTGCCTGTTTAGTGCTTCCGTCTGGATTTGTTGTCCCTTCCAATTTTTTTAAAATCTCATAGTGCGGAACTTCCATCATTTCTGCAATTTCAAGTGTTGTTATCGTGTTCGTATTGTTTTCAAATCCAATTTCATCTTTAGTCATAAGAGCTGTGTATGCCATATCTTATATCTCCTAAATTTCCGAGCCTTACATTTCGCAAGGCTCAACCTTTAAATTCACGTGCATTAGGAGCATACCCTAACAGGAGTCGCACGCTATATATTCAATCCATTTGGATGAATTTTCAAACAAAAAGACCACCAAAGACTGAATTTCTTCAATCTCTGGCGGTCACGAATCCGCACCTATTCCTCATAGGCTTGCAGGACGTCCTAAATTCTTTAGGTCTTGCCTGCGTGATTTTTAATTATTGAAATTATATATTTTCTATGTGTGTTTGTCAAACAAAAGTCTCAACTATGTGCTTTCTGTTTTCCTGCACTTTTAAGTGCTTTCCATTGTGGATCGTTGCTAAAGCTTTTTCTTTCTTCATGTTTTATCAATTCTTCCTTAAGTTTTTCATTTTCCTTTTCCAACTTTTCAATGCGATCTTCGTACTCTTTATTGCTTTTCTTGAGTGATTCTATTTCATTTTGCAATTTGTCAAAATCAAAATACTCTTCGGATTCCCGGCTATATAATCTTACATTGTCAGCCAGTAAATTATTTAAGGCTTTTTGCTTTTCCTTGATTTTATCCTCGTACTCATTTGCCTGTCTCTCCATTCTCAACTTCAATGTTTCAAGCTGTATATTCGCACTTTTTAATTGCTCCCTGCGCTCGATAAGTTCTTGTTCGATGCTTTTATCTTCCATGTAAAATTCCCCCCTATAAGGTTCTTATGTAATCCTCAATATATGAAATGTATTCCACTGGTATTCCATCCAAAACATCTACTTTTAACTCTGAATAACTTCTATTTATTGACCAATCATACGAATTTTCTTTTCTTAAATCTGACATTTTCCCTGTATCTTTTTTTTCATATGTAAACTTTTCATTTTGTAACAAATCAACGCAAATATTTACTTCCATATCTGACATATCAAACTTATAATAATCATAAAGAGTAAATATACAAATTGTTTTTCTATTATCTTTTCCAAGATAAAGTATATTCATACTTTGAAAATCAATTCGATTCTTCTCACTGTCTATATAGACATGAATATCAAAGTCCTTTTCATCATTTTCAAAAAGCCAATAAATATCCTCTTCTGAAAGTTTGCTTATATCAAATTCCACTATAACATATGGCATATATCCATCATCATATTGCATTTGACATAATTCTACTGATTTTATGCCAAGATTGCTATCATTATAATTCATACCATCGTATGGTATGCTATTTACTCTTTTTTTAATTCCACTTTCACTCTTTGTTACAACTGTCCCATCATTTTCTGTTGTTTTTTCTTCCTCTTCTTCATATCCATTCCCACATCCTGTTATTGTAAGTACAAATGATAATAAAAATATTATCCCCCACTTTTTCATAAGTTCCCTCCCGTTTGTGATATTTTATAAAAAACATACCACAAACGAAGGAAAACATCAATTAAAATATAGGAACTGGATTTTTCTGTGACCTTCTTGCTTCTTCACGCCATTTTTTTACTGTTCCTCTGTAGGCTGTGTCAGAATCCAGTACTGCTGTTATGTCCGCTTTTTCAAGTCTCGACACAATAGCTTCGCTAAGCCTGTCATAATCAATTATTCCCGACATAGCAACTCTTACTTCTTTTCCAACTGCACTCTCAACGCTGTCGGAATTAGAATTTAAGTTTGAATTGACGGTTTTTGTTATGTTTTTATTAAAACTGTATGCCACTTCCGGAGCCGCTTGCAATCCAGTAATTCCAAAGCTATCCTTGATTCCATTTGCCCATTCTTTTATTGTCTTAAAAGTAGATTTAGAACCATCCTCTATTTTTTCATTATATCCCTCAATCGTATATCCTGCGTATCTTCCAAAAACTTTTGACGGTGAATGGATCTCTGTACTGTCGGTAAATGGTTTCTTTACGGCGTTTTCTGCAAACTCCTTCATTGCCTTTCCTGTCTCACCAGAAAGAGCGCTTAATTTTGAATTAAATCCATCTATAATATTTTTAGCCCATCCGCCACCCATGTCAGAAAATTCTTGGTTTTTATTCTCCGCTTTCTCTGCAATAGAACCTGTAATTGCATCTACGGAATTCTGTGATTGAGTTACTCCTCCATCAGAAAATCCTTTTACAATTACTTGACCTCCCTCTACCGCAACATCGTATCCTTTATCCTTGTACCAGCTAACTATTGAATCTTCCAAAGCATCTGTCATTGTCGGTATTGCTTCTGGTATTCCATCTTTTCCGCCAAGACCAAATTGCACTATACCTTTCTCTCCAAGGTTATACATATCTTGGTCAGTTGTTCCATAAGAATCAACTATGGTCTGGTAAAGTTCTACAGCTTCTTCCCCTACAACTTGCTTTCCATTAACAAAAACTCCTCCGAGCTCATCTATTGCGCTTGCGGCATTTGTTGCTAATTCTCCAAAGTTAATATTGTTTACCGCGTCTGAAAGTTTGTTATAGTTTTGCGTGTGTTCTTCAAGCATTTCATTTGCGGCATTGTAAGATACTGTTGCCTTATCAACCTCTTCTCTAAGTGTCCCTTGTGTTTCTGTTATCTGTGATTGTTCATCTTCTAAGAAAACCATCTTTTTCACAAGCTCATCATATGCATCTCCTGCATTTGTTGCTTCTATTCCATTTGATTTTAAAGCATCTGAATTTCTTACCCACCAATCATTTAAGTCCTCTGTTGCTCCTATGTTGGATAAAATTTTATTTAACTTATCTAACTCAATTGCATTGTTTTTATAATTTTGTTCCGAAACTTCCAGTTCAACATTGGCTTCCGCAAGTGCTTTACTGTACTGTTCCACAACATCCTTATATCCTACGACCCTATAGTATTCTTTCTGTGCGTTAATTATTTTTAATAGTTCATCTTTCTGTGACGTATATTTTCCAGTAGTCATATCAATTTGCTTTGCCAACTCTGGACAAATATCAATAAGCTGCTGTACTCTTGTTTTTAATCTTTCTTGGTCTGCCGCCGTCAAGTTTGTTTTGTCCGCCAGCTCAAAATAAGAATCAGCAAGCATTTGAAGTTGTTCGGCACTTGCTTCTGATTTAGACGTCAACTCCTTTGTTGCATCGGATAAATCTCGCAAATTTTCCGCCGCATCTTCCATATCTTGATTATTAGACCCTATTTCTTCTTGAAATTCTACAAATTGGTCTGCAATTTCTTTGTGGAAATTTTTGTTAAAATTGTATACTGCCAATGCGATTGCCGCGATTCCAGTTGCGATTGCCAAATACGGATGTGCAACAACAGTACTCGCAAAATTTACTAACGCGTCCTTAATTGCTAAAACCTTTGTCTTTACCTTATCAAGTGCTTCAAATGTTATTGTAGATATTTTAATTGCAGAAATAACTCCAATAATTGTACCTTCTATAGGGGCGGCAGAAAAAATGCCTGCCCATGTGCTTAATCCTGCATTTATAGCTTTCCAAATTACCTTGGCTACTTTTCCGCATATTTCTTTCCAGTCTATTTCAGAAAGAAACTCTCCAATCTTTTTTCCAATTCTAAACCAGTTTACCTTATCAATAGCTGTTATCATAGCGTCAAGCAATCCTTTTGCCCATGTATTAAGTGTTCTGGCAAGAAGTGAAAACTTGAATGTCTTAAAGAATTTGTTTATTCCGGTAGCAATAGAATTTCCAAAATTTTTCCAGTTAAATCTTGTTCCAAATGAATTTAAAAATTCTAATGCCGTATTCAACGCCCCGGCAATCGTTTTTCCGACGTTTCCAAATAGTCTCGGATTGATAAGACCGTTAAGGAAATCTGCCAAGCCTTTTCCGAAGTTTCTTGCCTTGGAATATACCTTTTTCCAGTCAATGGATTCCATTGCATCAGACAGGGCATTGCTGATGTGCTTTCCAAGTTGTTTGAGGTTCTTAATCTGGCTCTCATAATCCTTGAAAATGGTGTCTACCTGCACAAGACCGCCGCTTGCCGCACCGCCATTTACGCCGTCTGTTCCTGTGCCAGAACCGGATTTGCTTGAATCGTCTTTTGTAGTAATAAGTTTTAACTCGTCAAACTGCCGGATGCCCTTATTCATCTTGTCAATGTTCTTTGCGGCATCACCTGTGCTGTCTGCGATATCGTCTGCGCTTTCCGAAGCGTCTGACCAATCATCTGCTATCCCTTTGTCTGATACCTCATACTTCCAACCAAAAATTGCTCCAAGTGCATCTGTGACGGTTGTAGCAAAGGAAATAACCTTTTGCATAACTGCGTTAAGCGTTTTTACAAACGGTTTAAACGCATTAATCAGTGCACCACCGATGATAGATGCAAGCTGTTCAAATGACTGCTTAAGGATTCTTACCTGGTTTGCCCATGTGTCTGCTGTTCTCGCAAAGTCTCCCTGCGCCGCGGCTGTATTAGCCATGACATACTGATACCGAAGCATGGTCTTTTCTGCCTGCGTCATAGACGAAATGTCAGAATCCAGTCCCTGTTTCATAGCCCATTCTTTAAGGGTAGCCTGTGTGAGGTCAAGACCGTATTTTCTTAACGGTTCTGTTTCTCCGGTAAATACTGCCTGCAAGTTTCTTGCAACATCAGACTGCTCCATATCATAGAAAGAGGCCATGTCTGCGGTCAGCTTGGTAAGTTCAAGCGACATTTCCGCCATTTTGCCCTGAGAAAATCCCATTGCAGTTCCCATGGCTTGGAAGCGGCTTGCCACCTGTTTAGCGGTCAGCTCTGACATACCAAAATCCTGTATGGATGTTTTTGAAAAGTCCTGTATCAGCTTCTCATAATTGCCAAATGTGGTACGAACAACGTTTTCAACCTCTGTCAAAGAAGATGAAATGTCGATGGCATCCTTAATCTTTGAAAAAGCACGGAACAACAGCCAATACGATGCGTACAGTTTTCCGAGCGCCGCCGCAAGGCTAAAACTACTTTTGCTTGCTTTTTTCGCAGAACTGCTAAAGAAGTTAAGGCTTTTCCCAAGCGAAGATGCCGCCCTGCCGGATGATGCACCGGTTTTAGCAAGATTTGCAAGTGCTTCTGTCATGCGGATAATGCTGTTGCTTACATTTGGTGCCTTTGAAAGCGTCTCAAACAGGTATTTGAGGTTGTCCGCAAGCAAAGGGATATTGTTTACCGCTCTTCCGCTTGCAACGCTTCCTAGCCTTGATATGGACGTCACAAGGCTACTCATGTTTGTCATGTCAAATTTCAGTTCGCCGATTTTATTCATCTGGCGCACAAAATTCTGTAGTTGCGCTGATATTTGCGGCAAATTGGCTGTTGCCTGTGTAGAATTCGCCAATCCAAGTTTGCTAATGCTTTTAATCAGATTTGACAATCCTGTTGTATCAAAGTTAAGTGACCCTACGCTGTTCATTCCTTTGACAAAATAAGCAAGGTCATCCTTAATTTTAACTAGATTGCTTGTTCCTACAGTAGCCAAAGTTCCGCCCATTTTAGACAGAGCCGCCGCCGTATTTAAAATACCGCTGACATCAATCGTCTTAACGTATCTCATGCCCTCTGCAAGATTTTTCATTGCAGACGATACGCCGTAAAAAGATGTAGTATCTACACCGGAAAATTTTTTCAGCGCTGTAGCAAGAGATGTTATCTCTTTTGATTTTGCACCCTTAAATCCGGTTGCGGCATCCGATATTCCTCTTATACCGGATGCAATGCTAGAAAGTTTCCCCGTATCAAAAGACAAACTCTTTCCAAGGTTTTCCATGCTTGACGCAAGTTTTTCTATGGAAGCGCTTGCTTTTGCGGAATCGGCTTTAATTTTTATCTGTAATTCATCAATATCTGCCATTATTACACCAACTTTCTATGCGAAATAAAAAAGGCGGCAGGCTGTGACACCTTACCGTCCTTGATTTAGGCTTTCTTTAACTTTCCAGCCTTGAGAATATTTAACATCTGCGTATTCTGCGCCGCAGTGTATTTGTAATTTGAAATTCCGTTTTCTGCCGCAATCTTTGCCCGGTGTGCTTTCGATGTGTCTTTTTCTCCAACAGCATTAAGTGCCGTTACAATTGACGGCGATGTTCCTGTATATTTCGGGTAGAAATCGTCCTTCTTTTCTGTACGGCTGTTTCCACTTACAACAACTACTGTATGCCCCTGTGTTTTGGTCACAAGAATGTCTCCGGTGTAAAGCGTCATACCGTCGGTATATTCTCCGGCATCATCAAACATACCGCTTGCAAGAATCTTTGATTTCTCCGAAAACGTGCTAAAATCTCCAACGTCTTTCTTGGTTGCTTCTTTAATGCACGCACGGACAAGAGAAGAACAATCACAGTTTACTTTTTCCTTTGTATTAACGCCTTTTTTGACAACGCCATAACGGTCACTGCCCATGCTGTAACCAATGTTGTTATTTGCACAAGCTGTATGCATTGCAGATGCAATTTTGTTTGCCACCTCCGCGCTTTTGGCTCTTAACACATCCCAGCCTTTTTTGTGCACGTAAAAAGCCTGTGTGCTTACCTCGCTTCCGGTCTGGTCTCCCGGCTTTCCGCCTCTGTATTTTCCATTTTCATCATGTCTTGCAGAACCAACGATAATACTCATATTTATACCTCCAAGTTTTTTTCTGGTTTTGGATGGCTCAACTCATAGTTTGACTGCATAATTTTGAGCTTTGCCACAAATAGCTCTCTCTGTTTCTTAATTTCTTCTTCCGTCATTTCAGAAGCATATTTTCCTTGCTGTTCATTGATTGGTTTTTCAATATACTTTGATTTTGCTTTCCGACCGGCAAGGCAATGTTCTACTGCCACCGATACCGCAGACAATCCATATGTTCCAAACCACATCCACATCTCATTGTCTCTTTGCTTTTTATCTAAGTTGTAAGCATCCGCATAAGGCTGTAAATCAGTCGGACAGGACGTGTCTATGTCATGCACAGTAAATCCATACCCTTTCGTAACTAAAAGCCAGAATGGGCGGATTTCTGTACAATATCTTTCCCATGTAATTTCTTCCGGTTCTCCTGTCTTTACTTCCGTTTCGTTACTTTCTTGCGCTCCTGATTGAGCATCTTGGATAAAAAACCGTTTGCAAGCATCTCCGTCAGCAATGATTCATACAACATATTTCCATCTGCATCTTCCTGATCAAAGTAATCATCCAGCATAGAAAACACTTTTTTCATCTGCTTTTCTTTCTGTTCCTCATTGTTCGGATCATATCCAAACTCTTTTTCATGGAACTTCTGCGCTCCAACAAGAATCAATTCCGGCAGAAGCATAAGAACTGCATTAACTTGTTCGATTCCGTCCTCTATCTGATCTAACTGTACAATTTGGGCAATGATCCCACTCTTATAAGTAGCTTCATACCCAAATTTGATATTCAGTTCCTTTTCTCCAAGTTTAATCTTTGTCATATACTTTCCCTTTCTCCCTCTCTATAGGGAAAGGGCAGTCCGAAGACCGCCCTGTTCTTTTAAATTGTTTCTTCAAGCTCTGGCTCGGTTGTCTGGTTATCGTCAGCCGATCCAACCGAACTATTCGACTGACGTGTTATTCCCCCGGTGTAAAAGCTACAGCGGTGTCCATGCCCTTGTATTCTTCAATAGTAAGATTCATTTCAACCGTCAAAAGTTCGTTCTGACCAATCTCTGGCTGTGGAATCTGTTCCGGCGGCTGCGCAATGACAAAAAATGCGTCGGTAAATCCCGGGATAATAGTTTCAAACCACATTCTTTTCCCGCCTGAAAGTGCCTTATACGCCGTGATAAGCGTTTCCCACTCTTCCTTCGTGGCATCCGTAAGGTTTACCGTGATAGGGAAAGAGCCACCGGTATCTGCGCGACCCTTTACATATCTGGTAATTGCATCCTCTAAAGCGGATGCGTCAATCTGTTCCGGCTCAATGTTAATACCGCCGATTGCGTTAATTCTTGTAAGCTGTTTAAACGATGTAGGCTTTGTTCCGGCTGTCGCTTCTGTGCCATAGCCAAACGTAATTCCTAACGTAGACAATCCTGCTTCTGCCATTTTTACCTCTCTTTCTACCGCCAAATAATGCGGTTATCAGACGCATCTCTTTGCGTCCGGTGCATAAAAAATAGAGCCTTTCGGCTCTTTTACATCAATCTGTCGTTGGCTCCAATTATTCGCCGGAACCTTGCAACACTTCTAAATTTTTTCTCGCTGTCGTTTTTAAACTCCGGCATTGCTGTAATTTGAAATCGCATCTGCTTAAAGGCATCAGCTAAAATAGCCATGATTCCTTTTGCATCACTCTGCTTTGTGTTTGTAATGACGTCAACCTGTATTGTTTCTTGCACCGCATTTACGGATGTGCCCTCTAAATCTGCCCCACGTTCAAGCCCCGGCATCTCATGGATGTAAATAGTCGGGAAAACAGGGTCTTTATCAAGGTTCTTTTCAACCGTCGTAAACGCAGTGTCAAAATTCATGCTTTTATATCTCTTTTGGAGTTTTGGTTTGGCAATCGTTACCACATTGGAGAAAATGTTTGTTTCAAGGTCAAATACCCACTGGTTTCCTGCCATTATTTAACCACCTCATATGTTTTCTTAAAAATATCCGGCTTGCATGGATATAATTCTCCACTTACACCGCGGATAATATAATCTCCAACAGTAACATGATGGTTTCCTTCAAGCGTCTTAATGTAAAGTTCGCATGGCGGCGCGTCTTTTGAAATCGGATTCTGGTAAAACAAAACGCTTTTTTCAAATGCTTCTGACGCCCATTTCGGCACGTACCAATTACCGTCTTTATCCTTTAAATCACCGTCGTACTGAAATGCTTCAATTACTACCGGTTTTTTCCTGTACTTCATTATCCAAACACCTCCTTCGCTGTCTGTGTAACAATCTGACGCAACTCATTTGCGGTCAGATACATAAATGGTCGGCTTGGCATTCCCTCTGTAAACCACCAATCGCCATTGTCGTCCTGATAAAACCATCCATATCTTTCATCTGAAATCTGATGTATAGTTTTTCCACTTGCGTACTGCCACGAAACACCCTCCGGCAGTTTTCCAGGATAAGGACTTTGCTGTCCCACAATTCCGGTTCCAAACTCAACAAATGCGGCATGGTCTGTACCGGCTATTACCGCCCATATCCCGCCTCCCTTAGTGCTTCCTTCATATTCCTTGTGAACACTTGAAATCAGTTCCGATGTAAATATTGCGTCAAGGTCAGCAATTTGCACTCTGGCAATCTCTACGCCCTTTTCCGCGAGTTTTTCTGCCAATAGCTGGCATTTATATGTCAAGCTGTTTTGATAGGCTCTAAGCTCTCGTATGGCTTTCTGAATAGACTTTTCAGACAGGCTCATTGTGATTACTTTCTTCCCCATGCCGCACCTACTTCACATTTTTTTGCAATAAGAACAAATCAACCGTCAATCCCTCGTCTGCAACACCTTTTACGATGTAATCAGCCGAATTTTCGTCAACGATTGTATTCTCTTCATCTTTGTACCTTACATCTGACCGTTTCCATACCAAAGAGCCGACGCTCAATGGAAGTTTCCCTTTGTCCTCGACAATCTGAACAAAGTTTGTTGAATTGTCAACGCCAAACTCTTTTATAAGTGCTTCACTCAACTTATTGCTGATTGAAGAATAAAAAACCACAGGCTTCTCATAACCTGTGGTATACTCTCCGGTTGTTTTCGGTATTTTGTTTCCATCTTCATCGAGGTAATAAATTACATTTCCATCCGAATCAGTATATGAAGAATATTCGATGTTTCCATCCTCGTCCGTCACATACACCGGAACCTTTCCGCTCTGTAGCGAATAATTCATTTTTTGCTTGTTAATTTCAAGCATTTATCTTCACCGCCTGCTTGTAAATCTGATTTACACCAGTGCTTGAAAGCCCCGATACAATACCGACTGCTATTGCGTTGAGAACATCTACTGCCGGGAAATCAGGTATTACATACATACCTATAACACCTAAGATACCGCCTGCAATGCCTACGATTATAGGAATAAAGTTATCCTTAATCTGTGGAATTGCCTTGGCTCCTAAGCCTATCAGATATGTAATTACAACGATTGCAACTACTGTTGATACCTGTGTAAAATCCATTATTCTTTACCTCCTGCCTTGCCTAAATGTAATGCCTGTATTTCGTTATACATCTTAGTTACCATGCCATTGCCACCTAATGCGTGATATGCGTTGTACATCTCAATAAAGTTGTCATACGCATAAGATGGAATTTCGCCAAGCTTCATGTACTTATCATGGTATTCGATAAGTTGTACTCGCAAAAGCAGCATAGTTCCTTTGCTATTGGCGTCCTTATCTTTTTTCTGTTGTTTCAGAAGCCAAACTATGTAACCAAGCAATATTGGTAATACTACGGTGTAAGTTTGTAATAAAATTTCCTTCATTTTATATCTCCTGCAATTAGAATATGGCACACCGCCCACCACCCTTAATGTGTGCCGCCTGCTACGTTTTGTCGACGTCGGCAAAACGTAACGCACAATCTTCTAAACTCCTCGAAATCGAGGGGTTATAATGATTTTATAAACGGAAATACTCCCACAAACAAGCTTTCCCTGTCTTTCCAGCTACGGCTTACGCCGTTTTCTGAATAACTTGCCATATAGGCTTCTCCTGCCTGTGAATGGTCGTACACGGCTAAATTGACGATTACATCCTCAAACTGTTTCAAATCCTCGGATATTTTTTCATCCGTGTAGCTTTTCGGGTAATTCCGCTTGCTTACCACTTCATTTCTTGCCTGCTTGATAAGCTGTTCGATGTAAGGATTATCTTCTTTCTGGTCGAACACGACAACATCAGAAGTAACACCATCTTCATCCGTAACGGTTTCAATATGAAATTGTTTCAGTCTGATTTTGACCTGCTCTAATGTTGTATATTCGTCCATTCTTCCCTACCTATAATCCGAACTGCTCAATCAAAATTCGTTTCAGTTCCGCTCCGCTGATTTCTTCTGCACCTTCGATTCCATGTTCAGCGGCAAGTGCCTGTAAATCAGCAGTGCTCATTCTGTTAATCTCTGTCTTGGTGTACCCGCCGGAAGATTTCTCTCCCGAAACAATGTCCGGGACTTCTTCACCTGCCTCATACCATTTCCCGTTTTTAATAACGATATATGGATATTTCATATGCTACCTCCTATTAATCATGATGGACCTCAAGTACGAATGTGCTATCCATATTTTCGTAAGACGGCAATACTACCTCGGAAGCAAATACTGACATTTTCATTGGCGGACCATACTCAACCTTTGTAGCGACTGTGATTCCTGTCCCGTATGTTGTCACATCAACGTCAGCGACCTGTCTTGCAGTTCTTTCCTCTGGTGTCGTTCCGAACCATGTACTTCCAAGTTTTCCTTCCGGTAACAGTGTTACTTTGTTGTCAGGATAAAAATAATGCTCCTTTTTAGCTTCGTCCATATACATTTTGTCATACAAAACGATTGTAAGCTTTGTTCGCTTCTGAACAACTGAAATCACCGTGTCGTCATCAACCTCAATTGTTGCCGTGAGATTCTGCGCAAGAATTGAATTTCTAATCTGTGCATTTTCAAGCAAATACTGGAATGTATTGGTGTTCATAAGCACGTATTTAGCAATCTTGCCTTTCTTCTGTAACTTTTTTCGAGCGTTGTTGAGGTCAGTAAGCGGCTTGGAGTTTACTGTGTCACTCCACATGCTTGTGTCCTCAAGCTTTGCATAATGGTCTTTTGCATATGAACCGTCCTTGTCGTAATCATATGCGTACTGTACACCGTCACTTTCAATAGCAATAACCGGGTGTCCTGCTTCTGTAGCAAGAAGTGACATTCTCATGCGTTCCGGCACAACTTCTGCGCCGCTCACAAGGTTGTTAGTATCGTCATACACGCTTGATAAGGCACTTGCAAGATACGGGTCATCTGTAGAACTAATACGTTCAATTTCAAGCATTTCTTCTTCGCCGACTTCCATACCTTCACGAAAAAACGCCATTTGTGTTTTTTCTTTGCTTAACCCCTCTCTTGCCCTAAGCGTTGGAATTGTGTCAAAATTTGACGGTGCAAGCGATACCGGAAGCCCTTTATGTGTCTTAATCCAGCTTAAATCAAGCCCCTGTTTCTTTCTTTCCGGAAACCAATTTAATCCGAGGTATGGGATTTGATTACTTGCTTCTTCTGTTGTTGTAAGCGCAATAGACTTACTGTTTAACACTTCATTAATTAACATCTATATACCTCCTAAATTATTCAAATACAATCATTGGAAGCGCTGTAGAAACGCCTGCGTCATATGTAACGCCGGAATGCTTTTCAGCCACGTTTTTATTTATATATGCTTTCTTTAAAAGCACACCCTGCGGTCTGTCTTCTGTAACATCGTATCTCAAAATACCTACGACCGTTGCCGTGTTGTCTGCCTTTCCATTTTTCCCAATTGGTGTGCCAGCCTTTACAATCTTTCTGCCGTCAGCCGTCTTTTCAACAACATCTGTAAAATCAAGTGTCATTGGAATTGCTTCGTTAGGCAGTCTTTTTAAGATTTGAACGTTTCCGGCATATGAAATCTGTTCATATTGCATGTTTGACATTTTTAATTACCTCCTAAATAATGTGACAAAACATCGCTGTTTTGGCTTTTTGAATTGCCCGAGATAAGACTTGTGGCTATTTTTTCCGCTTCTGTCTTTTTCTCTAAATTCTGGTTACTATTACCGCCGCCAGGATTTGCAGAATTATTTGCAATCTCCTGTTCCTTTGCCTGCGCTGCTGCGGTTTCCTTTTCGGATGTAATCTTTCCAAGAGCGTCATAATCAAGGCTTCCATCATCTTTTACTACCGATTTTGCCTGCTCTGCATTGATTTTCAACTTTTCCATCAATGCTTCGCGCTGATCTCTGATGGCGTTTTTTTTCTGCATATCTGCAATCTGCTGATTTGCTGTCTCTAACGCCTTGTTTGCTTTTTCAAGTTCCGTGAGGTTTCCTGCTTCCATTTCATCCAGCTTTTTCTGCAACTCATCTGCGCTGTCTGCCTTTGCCTTAAGCTCTGCTGCTTTTGCCTGCTCTCTCTGTACGGCACTGCCGTAATCAGCAATGATTTTCTCAACATTTTCCTCACTGATACCCATTGCAATTAACTCTTCTCTTTTCATTGATTACCTCCGATATGTCTTTACGAATTTTTGCGGTGCAACGACACCGAATGACACTGTTGTTTTTTACGCTCACAACTTTGCGAATTTTTATAAAATAAAAACAGTCACCGATTACTCGGTAGCTGTCTTATTTTGCTGTTTATTTAATTGGTTTACAATTTCCTGTGCTTTTTGTTCCTGCTCTTCTGCATTATCAATTGTTTTCCACAACGCATCTATATATGGCTTAGACAAGAGGAATGTCTTTTCAGCATCTCCCCAAAGCCCCACCGTTTTAATGGCAATAAGAGGATGTATGCCGCACTCTAAAAGCTGATATAGTGTTTGCGACTTTGTATACATATTGTCTTGCGGGCTATGATTGATTTGCACATCAAAATCTCTCATTGACAATTTCAAATCATTGTCCTTAACGCGTATTACATTTAAGACAACTTTTGCAAGTCTCTTCTCTGCCGATTTCACAATTGGGTCTTTTAATTTTGCTCTTGTCTTTGAAAAATCCCATCCAGCCCTTAATGATACTGCTCCTTGTGTATCTCCTCCAGAGTTTTGGGACTCTCTGTTTGGTATTGCTAATATTGCCAAGGCATTGTCCCACAAATCATCTTTTGCCACCTGACACTGGCTCTGATTTAGTTCCTGCGTCATAATCTCAACATCGGCTTTGTTATCCTTGTTATTGGACTTTACCGTCAAAGCATGGCTCATTTTCATCTCTTCAAACGTTTTTTGGTCGATTTCACAGTTCACAAACTTAACCCAGTACTGAACAAACTGCTCAATTCCATCCATTCTGTTTGACTGCATATTGTTTATGGCATCCAAAATACCTATGACAAGCTCAATATCAGAAATTCTCTCATGATTATTTGGAAACTCAACAATAGGTATACTTCCAAATGCATGCAATTTCCATTCAGAAACTACTCCGTTTTGAAGTTTACATGAATAGTTGTCCGTATAGCACAGTTTGTACCATCTTCCATCTTCGTCTTTAAGCTCCTGCACCGCAACCACCGGTTCTTCCGTGCTCCGATTATAAATAACACACGTATTCATTGGAGTAGGCGCAACAATTTGAAATGGTATTTCTCCATTTGCAAATCTTACCGCCTTAAAAGATGTTCCGGTTGCTGACTGCCACTCTCCTGCTTTAATGTCTTTTTCCTGTTTATTCGCATCCACAAGATAGTCATTCAGCGCATCCACTGCCCGATTAATTTCATCATCATCTTTTCGACTGATAAACTGTATTGGCTCGCCATATGTCTGTCCTACTTTGAACTGAACAATCTCATACGCATGATTTTCTACTATCTTGTTTGTAATATCAGCATTTTGTACCTTTAATCGGTATAAAATCGGCTGGTCACCTTTGTAATATCGCCAAAGATATTCTATGATGGTTTTGTTGTAATAATAATTACCGATGCAGTCTCCCACCACCTTGACAATATTGTTTGCTGTGATGGTTTCAACATCAGTATATAAAATTTTTCGCCCATAACATCCCTTAACAAGGTCTTGGAGAGATTTATTATTCATAATTGGCTCCTAAATAAACGTCATCCCACTGGATGTTGACCGGATTGGAAGAGATTTTAATTCCGTCTTCCCATTCTCCGGATAAAAAACAACTTTCTTGTGACATTTTCTACATTCCACAGAAATGTTCATTGTTGAACGCCCATCGTGCGTGGCAGCTTTTCTTCCACACCGCGGACAATATATTGTTTTTGGTGTATATACCATAAAGTCCTCTTTTCTTTGAAAAAGAAAAAGCACCGCCATAAATCAATCAATGGCAATGCTTTTTCTACTCCTCCAATCCAGCTTCTTTATAATAAGCTTTTGCTGTCCTGGAATACGATGATGGAATTATTCCATTATTCAAATTTCTTATTTTCTTTGTTTCTTTATACATAAGTTTCATGGCGTCTACTATTTTGTTTGGATTTTCCATGACAAGTTTGGTTGGTATTCTTATGGTTTCCCATTTTTCACCAAGTTCTTTTCTTATCTCAATATCCCTTTTCCCATCTTTTGCCAACCGAAAATCATGGAACCCACCATCTACTTCTAAACATATATGCATATCTGGTATAAAGAAGTCTATCTTGTAATTTAAAATCTTATGGTTTATCTTAAACCTAATATCGTTATCCACAAGAATTATTGCTGTAATTATTTCAGATATACTGAAAAAAGATTCTGGGCTTTCAATCTCCATTTGCCTAACAAAATCTATGGAATCTAGCATATCATTCATATAGCATTTACAAGATTTTTCCATTTCTCTTAACGCATTTTCATGCATTACCTGCAATTTTATTTTTGCATAACGTTCAACAAGTTTTTTATGACTTTCAATGTGTTCTTTTTTACACTTATCGCAAAAAACTCTTTCCATTGGTTCTATGTGAGAAAATTCAACTTCTTTTCCACAAGCTACGCATTTAAATTTTTCTTTATATGCATAATTAAAACGCTTGCTTTCTTCAATTTCTTTTTTTGTTGTTCTTAAATCCATATAAATGCCTCCCGCGATGTTCGCATCTCTCATGGGCTTTGCCCATTGTAATTATATAATTTTTTCAATATGACATTCTATGACATTTTACAAATAAGTTGCTCCATATTTTTGCTCAAATTTTTTTAATGCAATTCCATGAAGCCTTATTGTTTGTCTCCAAGAGTAATTCATTTCGGTTGCAATAACCTCAAATGTCTTTTTTTCTATGTACTTTGAAAACAACACATTATAGACATTCTCATCTTCCATGCTGTCTATCTGACTGACAATCTGATCTCTTTTAATGATATAATCATCAACCAGTGCATCGATCTTCCTTTCCATTTCATCAATCTTTGCCTGCTTCGTGCCTATCCTGTCAAAATTTGGTGTTGTCATTACTCTTTCTTCGTTTGACACAGCAGATATGCTGCATGCCAGCTCTTTCAGTTGTGCAAGCTCTACCAGCTTATTATTTATCATCCGGTTAAGCCTGCTTATCTGGTTTAGATAGTCCTTTGTTGTCATATCAATACCTCCTAAACGGATTTACTGCTGCTTCTACTTTGGCTACGTTATTTCCATTTGTCACTCTAAGCGCAAAGTTTGAAAATACATCCGGCACATCATCCAACTGCTTTTTACCGGACACTGAATATCTCTTGAGAAGAGACATCATTACTCCATATGGCTCATTTGGCTTATATAGTGATTGGTCTTTAAATATAACGTGCTGCAATATCCAGTTAGAGCACTGGAAAATCCTTGCTTCCTTGTTTGTCTCCGTCGGTGTGTCAGTAATGTTACATATCCATCCTTTTTTTTCGACACGCTTGTTTACTTCCATTGCGACACGGTCTCCGCCGGCGTTTCTCTCAAATTCACATTCCTGCACTTTATTGTTTGCCAGAACGTTTGCTGCATTTTCATACTGCATCTCATAATCTGCCGTGTTATCGCAAACACAATCTACACAGTAGTAATCCTCTCCGTATTTTTGCAATACCGGCAAAACAAAGTAATCCGTTCCTTTTCCCTTTGTATCGCACTGACCGGTTACAATCTCTGGCTCTCCATGTGGCAAATTAAGATACCGACGTATTTTATCTTCTGGAAACAGCAATCCTTCTCGCTCAATCGGTTCCTGTTTGTAGAGACAGCGATATGATATGTCGTCCATCAATAATTGTTGGTCCTCAAAAAATTCTTTCGTAAACCCGGAAAATTCATAGTCAAAGTTACTTTCTCCGGTAACTGGGTCTACATCCGGTACCGCAATAACCTTTACTCTCGGATTGCCCTCGTACATATTCTGGATGCGCCCTATGACGTCGTGTACGCTCCATCTTGTGGCAATATGTATTTCCTTGCAGTTCTTACCGTCCGTGTCCTGTATCTTTCTCTGGCGGGCATCTACGGCATATTTATCCCACAATTTATCAAGGATAATGGGATTCATTGCTTCTTCGATACCGCCTATCATATCGTCAACCAGTAAGAACTTAGAAGCCCTTACTTTACCTGCATTCTTACTACCAACAGACGTACATTGTACGGATGGAAACGATTTGTACTTCCCGACATTAAACTGCTCCATCTTCGCATTTGTGCTCGTCACGGAAAGATCCGGGAAAATTTCATTCCATGTATACTCTTCCGCGTTTGTAACGATATCGTACACGCCGTCGTAATACATTCTGGTAATATCTCCGCTGTGCGAATAAAAAAGGCTGAAATCTCTCGGAAACCATCCGGAAACAAGCGCGTGAAACATTTTTTCTACCGTTGTTTTGCCTGCTCCCGGAACAAGGGATACGCACAGGATGTCATATCTATCATCAATCATGCCTTGTAAAGCCTGTGTAAGCCCTATTTTGAGAAATTGCTTTCTTCTTGGCATATAAAACCGCTCTTTAGGTTCTCTTTTATTTTCCAAATACTGGAAAGCACTATCCACAACTTTGTTTTGCGCTTCCAAAAGCAAAATTCCGTAATATTTGTCCAGAATTTCATAAGATACCTTGTTTTGGAATGAATATTTCTCTAAATCCCATGGTGTGCCACCTGTAGATTGAAATATAAACTGCTCCGTCAGTTCTTTCGCTCTGGCAGAAACCTTTAATCCATACTCAATATCCTTTTCCGTCAGAATGGCTACCCTTGCCGCTTCTTCCATGGCATCTATTACCTGTTCATCAACGCCATGCACCTGTATGTAATTTTCATATCCATTTACTGTGGAAATTAGGCTTGAACTTGCCAAAAGAAAAGCACCTCCGCAAAAGCAGAAGTGCCTTGACCTCTGCCTATAACTGTTTTAGGGTAGCGACTAACTCCATTTGTTAGCCGGTAATTGTTTTTATTCGTTTGCTTTGAAATTGTAAATTGGTTTTATAATGTCAACTATTTCAACAGTGTCTTTTATATTTCCAATTATTTCATCCATTGTTTTATATGCCATAGGGCTTTCATCAATCGTAGATGTATTTACAGATGTTGTAAATATTCCATCCATTGCTTTTTGATACTCTTCTAGCAAAATGCTTTCTTTTGCCTTTGACCTGCTCATTGTTCGCCCTGCTCCATGCGGTGCTGAATAATTCCAATCTTCATTTCCCTTGCCAATTCCCAAAATGCAGCCGTCACGCATGTTTATTGGTATTAGTACTTTTTCCCCCGCTTTTGCAGAAATAGCACCTTTACGAACAATATTTGTATCGTGTTCAATGTAGTTGTGGATTGTTTGAAATCGTTCCGTTTCTTTTGTAACTTCCCAGCCCATATAGTAACAAATAATGCTCTGAATTACTCTTCTGTTAATTTTCGCAAACTCTTGACATAATTTCATATCGTGTAAATACATTTCTCTATGTTTCCCAACAAGATATGATAACTCTCTAGGGATTTTAGTTGTATTTGTTTCGTAGGACTGCTTTAATTCTTTGATAGCCTTGCTGATTTCTCTTTCTCTTTTACATTTTTTGTATTCAGCAATCAATTTCTCACTATCTTGTTTGAAATTCGATTTTCCCGAAATATCATCAATCGCCATTTGCTGATATATTTCTGCGACTTGCTTTCCGACATTTCTACTTCCCGAATGAATAACAAGATATTTATTATTCTTGCTATCGCTATCAACTTCGATAAAATGATTGCCGCCTCCCAACGTGCCGCAACTTCTTTTCAGCCAATCTATATTTTTCAACTGTTCCTTGCAATACAATTTTTCAATAATATTGCTTGCGACAGATGAGTTTTCTTCTTCATGAACCCTTCTACCACTTGGAACATATTCTCTAATTATGTTATCTAATCTCTCAAAATCAATATCAATATTCCCCAAGTTTGTAGTAAGCATCCCACAGCCTATGTCAACTCCAACAATGTTCGGTATTACTTTTTCTCCTAAATCAGCAGTAAACCCAATAACACACCCTGCTCCTGCATGAACATCTGGCATAATTCTTATCTTACAATCCGAAAATGCTGGCTGTTTTACAAGCGTATATATCTGATTTAACGCTTCCTGTTCTATATTTTCTGTAAATATTTTCAAATCAGCCATGATATGTCCCCCTTTCCGCTGATAATCAGCAACTAAACATTTACTAATTTATCTACATACCTTGTCATTTCAATTGTTGTTCCATTTTCATCTCTTGTACCAATATAAACACATTTGTCATTATGGCTTATCTCATTTACAAGTCTAATTTCTGTTTCATCATCTTTAAAATTGTAGCATTTACGCATTTCTTCAATGCAGTTATTCATTTCTGTTATTTTCATAATCTCGCCCCCTAAATCCTTGCAACTACGTGTTCTTTTGCAATTTCTTCTTTTTCCGGGTCGTAAATAACCGAACCGTTTTTATCAGTCTTATTTTTGTCAAATTCGCATGAAACTTTTATGTACGGATATCTCAATGGCGTGCAGTCAGCATGGAAATCAATATTATACACTCCCTTTTGCCATTTTCCGTTAGCATAAATCTTTGTGTAACCGCCTTTTCTAGTTTTGATTATGATTTTTGAACGTGTTTTCTTCATTTATTATTTCCCCACTCAAATCCAAAATCAGAACGCTTGATTTTGCATCTCGGCTCTCCGTCAAGCCAGAATACAATGCCCTCAATATAATGATCTGACAGATATTTCTTAATTCCATCGAATGTTCTTTCAACATTTATGGTTATCGTTCCGTGTTTTGCTATCGTATCGCACCGTAAGTTATATGGATTTCCTTGAAAATGAACTCCAATCGCTTCATAAGTTCCATCTTGCATTTTAGGATAAATAAACTCTCTGTGTTCGCTTATTTTTCCGCCCGCTAATCCGCTATTAGTGGTTTCAATTTTTCCAGCATCAATAGCGTTCTTGTATGCTTCCATAAACCATTTATCTTCCGGTTTATTTTCGTCAACCTTCACCCAACATGGCAAGTGACCGGTTATTGGATCTGGTTCTTCTTGACATTTAATAGCGCCTTCCGGAATCGGTTTACCTCTTTTCGCATCATACCGCTTATAAAATTCTCCGTTTATGATCGCGCAACATGAACCATCAACTTTTAAGGTTGCTATTCCTTCCCCTTTAAGCACCCATTCCATGCCTTGTGTAATATTCGGAAGAATGTCTACGATTTTATGATTTTCATATACTCTTTCAAACAATGTTGGTATTTTTTTCATTTCCAATGCACCTTGAACCCTTTCGCCGTGTAATTTCCAACTGCCTGTTTCAGCTCTTCCTTGCTTTTATATTCCTCTCGAAGAATGATTGCTACCTTGTTCTTTTCCACAGCGTATATACCGCATGTAACAGCGTTACTCGCCGTATCAAGAACTGCTTTATACTGTTTGCTGTTCATCTCGTATGTGCTGTTATTGATATTTACAATCATTTTTCATAAACCTTTCAAAATCTTCCATGCATTTATAGCACAAGTCGTATGTGACATTTAAAATACCATTTTTTGTAATCGAATTTCCGCACAATATTCCTTTTTTAATTTCTGCACCACACCTGTCGCAAGTGCTCCATTCTTTTTGATGTTTCATTAGTTACCCCTCTCTGTATGGATTGAAAAAGTCCTCATCTTTTCCAATTCCAAGATGCTCTCTCAATGCAAAATTTGTTATCCGTTCCCGATTAAATGAATTGCTGACAATATAACTTGCAAGTTCTCCGTCTTTCCATCTGTCCGCACTTGTCATAGAATCATAAATCTGCTTATATTCTCCGGTCAGTTTATTAAATTCAAACCAGCCTAAGTCAAGTGTCACTCCATAATCATAAAATCCCCTGTCGGACCACTTGCTGACATAATACATTAACTGCTTATATGAGAATCCAAGCCTTTCAAAAATATTACCGATAGTTCTTATGCTCAATTCCCTATTGCTCGAATGTAATTTTCTTTTCTGCTCATTTACGCAAGCTCTGAAAAATATTTCTTCTAATGGTTTCATTCTTCCACCAACTTTCTGCCGCAGATAGGGCAAAATGCAATATCAAAGTATCCTTTCGCCATACAATAGTTTGAATAAATCACAATCCCTGGTACTTTGTCCCCTGTATTCATCATAATTTGCGCATTTGTCAAATTCGTTTCATTTGCACACTTCTGAATGGGAATATTAGCGCCGAATATTCTGTCGTTATCGTAATTTTTGCAAAATTCACACATTTCAATCACTTCCTCATAAACCTAGGTTCACAATCTTCCAAAGTTGTTACTTCTATCATTTCCGGTTCATGTCTGCAAATCCTTCCGTTTGAATCAATATATGGTTCCATTTCTATCTTCGTACGGAAACCATATGGAGTTTTGCAATAAGGGCACGCTTTCTTGTCACTTTCAATTGGTGCGCCACAATTTGCACAATTTAAAACCATATTTATACCTCAATCAAAGTGTCAATCAGTTCTTCCAGTTCCTTTTCTGTCTTTTCTTTCGGAGTTTTTCTAAATCTTGTGGAAACATACTCCAAAATAGCTTTTATCTTCAAACACTCTTCTGGACTTGGAAAATAATTCTTCGGACGTACAGTTTCTTTGCAGATATACTCTGCATTTTCCATACCAAGACAGGATAAACAACTGGAATATATGGGTAATGAACTGCATTTGAATAATTCAGCCTTAATCACTAAATGTTCTTTGTCGTATTCAAAATTCTTATCATGTGCCTTTAATTTTTCTTTGATTTCATCAAGGAACTCAACGCATTGCTTTGTTGAATAGCCAACATACACAAATTCAAAATACATACTCACACCCCATTTTGCGTAAAAAATACCAACCATCGAATAGCGGCACAAGGAATCGAACCTTGTCATACCAAACCATGCCAACCGCTTTCAAATCTGCAATTTCTATTCACGGAAGGGTTTTATGTTACCAATGATACCGCTTACCATCCATACATCTTCCATCGACCTGAACTATTGCAGTAGTGCCAGACTAAGTGAAGATAAGGAATTGATGTGGCGTGGATTTGCACCACGCAGGAGTGTACAATCTGGTCATCTATGTTGTCGGTTTCAACCAATTCTCTACGACAATTCCGTTTACCTATTCCGTCACACATCAACACCCAATTTTGTTCGGGCAAACGCAGTGTGTAGGATTCGAACCTACAAGGCGAATAAACGCCCGACCGGATAGCAACCGGCTCCAATTCCATTATGGGAACACTGCATCTTGATGGTGCGATTTCTTAAACAACCCATCCATTACAACTGTCTACCACGCACCTGCCAAACAGTGTTTTTAGGGAGTTGAGTGAAATAGGGAAGAGAGGAATCGAACCTCTATTGTTTACCACTTGGAAACTGATTTACAGTCAGCCGCAACACCGCCAATCGTTGCCGCTTCCCCAAAATGCGCGGACACCTCACTCCATATCTCTGTACGCGACCGCGCTACGCATACAGTATCAGATCAGCTCGGCACCATCGGAACGGAAGGATTCGAACCTTCAATCCGGCTCTCGTTGTTGTTTTCCGTGTACACGCCACTTTTACCAATTAAGCTACGTTCCGAAACCGCCATCAGACGGTTAGCAATAATGTTTATCGTGCCATGCGTTGCACTATCCTGTGCGATATCACAGGAAATAGGCTGGTGAGGATTTGCACCTCACATAACAACGACTTTCCACAACGGGTAACACCCTTAACAGGTTCCTTCATTGCCTTGTTAATTCAATGACTTGTTCCTAACCAAAGCGTGGTTGTCTTATGCTTAAGCGTCTACCTTTTTCCGCCACAGCCTAATTGTATTTTTGACAGCTCAGGCACCGTGGGATAGATGCCCGAACCATGACTTGGAACTGCAACACATGACTGTTCGTGTGTCGACTTACATTCCTACCGCCATTTGCGGTAAACACCACCGGACGGTCTCGCACCGTCCTTAACAGAAACGTCCTAGTGGCGAAGGAGACGAGTAGGTACTTTTACGAAACAAACAATAATGCTTGTTTCTCAACCAGAACGTCTGGAATTGAACCAGAATCAGAAAATCTAACGAAAGGATGAAAAGATAGATTTAAAGGTACTTCCGTTGTACTACGTTCCGTTACGGCGCGTTATGCGCCTTTGTGTAGGATTTTTAACTTGTAACTAACTCTTACGAGTTGCCAGTAATTCAAAATCATGTTTAGCTATACCGGATGCTCCGACTTATCCGGCTGATGCGAAGCATCACTGTCCAAATCCATGTTGTTGTATACCTTTGCTTTTGTTTTTTTGCTTGTATGAATTCTTTCTACCGTACAAATAATTTCCGGCAAAAATCGTATGCCAAATATCGAATCATAAATAACCATTGCGCATCCTTTCCGCTACAAAATCAAAAGCATATTTGAAAGAACAAGTAAAAATACTATGCTGACGATAATCCTTGAAGCTCTTTCTTTTTCTTTCATCAAATCAGAGAAAAATATCCAAGCAAGCCAGATATCAAGTATCATCACAATAATTTTAAAAATTCCCATTGCTACCTCCCACTTTTAAACTGCCCATATCGGATTTGAACCGATGAATGCCGGAATCAAAATCCGGTGCCTTACCACTTGGCGAATGGGCGATATTACATTTGTTGTTCTTTCAGTTTCCAATTCCTATCAGGCGATTCAACATCAATACTGCCGCTTCTTTGAAATCCTCTTTCCCAATATCAAGTTCATTCCCGTTCTTATCCCTAGAATCCCAAAACTTGTCATCCAAAGCGCTCAACATACTTTCCAAGAAAATGTGATACAGTTCGTCACTATGCATTAACTCGTTTCGCAAAACCTCAGATGCCTGTTGAACCGTCTCTGGTGTAAATTTGAATCTAATGTCACCGTTCATATCAATATCCGGCGAACCAATGGTTTCAAAAGTGAACTGCGGGATCTCGTCTACTGCAACACGGAAGTCTACGCTCCGTACATTATTTATTTTCCTGCCATCTATGTAGCATTCAGTTCCCATCCAACCTTCATTTAGATTTACAACTTTGACTCTTTGACATCCCATAAATGTACCGCCTTTTTGTTTTTGAAAAATTTTTGAAAATCGTTATCGAATGTAATTTTTGAAATTTATCTGATGTGAATTTGAAATTTATCTTGGAAGTCTTAAATTCTGTTTATCTGATGTGGTCTTTTTGTTTTTGGGAATATTTATGGGGCTTAGTAGTGGGCTTTCCCTAGCTTTTTTTAACCCCCTCCCCTGTCTGCTGGCTGCTTCTTCCGGCGTTTGCCTTTGTTTTAAATTGTTCTAATTGTTCGTGCAATTCTCTGTTTGCGTTCTAACTATTCGCCAAACCTTAGTTATTTACAACGTTATTGCGAAGTCTTGCGCTGGAATCCGCTTAAATAGCGGGGTTTGAATTGTCTGAATTGTGTGCGCTGTTTTCTCCGGTCTCTGGCTTTAAATTGTCTAAATTGTGTGGCAGTTCGGCGCAATTTGAAACCGTCAACTGCGGAAGCTCTGCGGCTGTCAGTGGTGCGGCTGTTGCCTTTTCCCGGCTGACGCCCGGCAAGTTCCACTGGTAGTGGCGGTTCAGAATCGCCAGAATGCCAACGGGGTTTTTGTTCGCCGTTGCCAGTTTTGCCGAAAGACTTTCTTCGCGGAAAGTTCTCAGTTTTTCAGCAATAACGAAACTCTTTGGACTTAATTTTCTTTCATTATTCCGCCAGTCTATTAAAGTGTCGTAATTTATTCCTGTCAGTAGTGAAAAACCTATATAACTACATTCCTTTTCATAAACCATGCACAAATATATATATATATCACATACTTCATCTACCTTTTCATAGTCATAAGCATTATAATTACTTGGAAAACAGATGTTTAAATTCTCGGTGTCGTTTTTCTTACTCTTTAATCTCCCGGTATTTTTAAATAAATGCTTACCGATGTACATTAGAGCAGCGTTCCAAACGCTTTGAGATTCCTTCCCCATGTCAGTAATTGGTGGCTTTCTATTTCTACAAAAGTCGTTAAGCCATAATTCTATATCGTTCTCGAATACTTCCGGCGTGTCTTCCTGCGCTTCTATCTTCTCTGGCTTTTCCACTCTTTCCACCTCCTCAAAAAAAATAAAGCCGGGACAATTCTATCACTCAGGATAAAACTGTTCCGGCTGCATGAGTTCCGTTTTCATTCGCCAGGTCCTTCCGGTTTTCTCCGGGTGTTGCCTGGATGCTTTTTAATTTAAGAAAAGAGTATCATTCTATCTTTTTTTTGTCAAGTACTATTTTTATATTTCTGATTTTCCCAGTACAGTATATATTTATATAAAATATACTTCTTGTTTAATCTTTTAAAACCCTTTAAATTAAAAGAGAGAGAGAAATATATCTATCTCTATATCTCCGTTGCATCTGCGTTGCATTTTGTTGCACAGGTGTTGCATCGCAACGCTTTATTGCACAATCCTATCATTTTCGTATATTTTCGTTGGATTTACAACATTTTTAAAATTATAAATTTTCTCCCTTTTGTACAAAAACAAATATATATTTCGGTTTTAAATCTGTCAAAATTGTACAAAAAATAAGCGCACCCCAGCGAGTGCGCTTATAGTATTAAATTACTAATGTAAACGGATGATGCAACCCATTTCTCCAGCTCTGTAAACGTCGATTCTGTCCGAATGAAAATCGTTGATAAAATTATAATCATCGTAAATGCGCATCCATGTTTCAAAAGATGCCACTTTTTCATAGTGCGCGCCAATCTCCACATCATCGCCTTCCACAACATAGGCATCATAAGCATCATCTTTCCCGAATTTCAAAAAATGCGCTTCAACTCCGTTCTCTGTGTTTCCGGTCAATGTCAGCCCGGCAATGTCGCTTTCTCCGATGTAGTGTTTTTCAAAATCCTTATAATTCCTCATGCTCTTCTCCTTCTGCCCTCGTTACCTCCGGGGCGGGTAGCTCTTAAATTCTTTCTGAAATAAAATCAAAAACCTCTGCTTTAATCTCTGCCCACGTCTTCCCGTCGATGTATATATATCCGTCGCAGTTCTCGCCAGAGCCTGTAGGGATGTGGTCAGAAATTCTAATGGTGAACTGTTTCAGCGTGTCGCCGTTCTCGTCCTGCTTTTCAACGTCGATGTAATTACTCATTCCAAAGCAGGTAGATGCTTCGTGGTAGACGCTTGTGTTTTTGAAATTTTTTTCAATCTGCGCCGGTAACGCTTCACATCTGGCTTCCAGATAATTTCTATAAGTTCTATAGCGTTTTTTAAAAAGTTCTTTTTCAAATCTCATCTGGTGCATCTCCTTTCTTTTTATAATAATAGAATACTCTAATTTTAGAAAAATGTCAACACCTTTTTAATAATATTTAATTTTTTCTTCATCTGTCGGAACGACTTCCACCAGATCGCCCGGCTGACATTTGCACATGATGCAGATTTTGTTTAAGGTCTCGAGCGTGATTGACTTCCCGGCTTTTATATTCTGCGCTGTCTGCGCCGGAAGAAGTCGTTCCTTTTGAATCCGTGTCTGGTTATATCCATGCTCTTTTAAAAGCTGGAAAATGTCTACTTTATATTTTATCATTCTGCTGCCCTCCTATTTTTAGGAATATTTTACATTATATATAGGAAAAAGTCAATTCAAAAATATTCTAAT